TTCTGAAGGTGATCCCAGCAGGGTACACAGTCGGAGCGGTTGAAAAACCAACAGTAACTCAAGTCGGCCCATCTAATGTGCTGGTCTCCGATATCAGAGTTTCTACCTACTATACACAAACAAACTAAAGGATAAATAATGGCAACCGTAGTAATTACAGGGCGCGATGTTTCTCTATCTTTCACAGGTGGAACAGATATCGAAGCACAAGCAACAAGCGCAGTTCTAACAAAGACAAATGTCCGTGAGACATACCAGACTCTCGATGGCGAAGCTTACAAAACCGTCAATATTGAGGGCGAGTTCGCTCTATCAATGCTTGCAGACTGGGGTAAGGCTAACTCAGTATGCGAAGCTCTATGGACAGCAGCAGAGACAGCACCAGATACAGACATCAGCATTACACTTACAGCGGCTACAGGCGCGCAGTTTGTATTCCCAATTAAGCCAGAGTTTCCAACAGCTGGTGGCGCTGGAACAGATGCTCAGACTGTAGACTTTACATTCAAGGTATCAAAGGGCGAAGTAACAGAAACATTTAGTTAAAAACTAGAAACGGGAGCAAACAATGCAACAGCAAATAACAATTAAATATAACGATGGGTCTGAAGATACTTATCAAGTCAGACCACCAGATTACGCCAAGTGGGAGATGGCCACTAAAAAGGTTATCTCTAATTTTGGTGGCATGTGGGACATTTTGTTTGTAGCTCATTCAGCAATGAAGCGAGATGCAGGCGGAAAGCCCGTTAAGCCATTAGAGACTTGGATGGAGACGGTGGCAGATGTCGAGGTGGGAAGCGATGACCCAAAAGCCATCCAAGAGGAAGCGTAAGCCGACTCTTAGTTGATCTGGCAATAGCGACACACATCCCTATGTCAGAGTGGCAAACAGCAGAAGATATTTTAACCGCAATAGAGATTTTAGAGGAAAGGAATAATCGTGGCTGAACAAACGGCTCTCGATAAAACCCAACTTCGTGCAGTCTTTAAGGCGTTAAAGAATATGGATGAGCAGGCAGTAGACGAAGCCAAGCGCCAGTCTGGTGCTTTAGCAGAATATGCTCGCAAAGAGGTAATTGGCGCTGCATCGGGATTACAGTCTCGAGCAGTTGCCACTCGCATTGCAGAAGGTTCCAAAGTAAAAAAGTCATCTCGAATCGGTGAGATCACTTACGGCTTTGCAGCTCAAAAGTTTTCAGGTGGTGCAACGACTAAGGTACTTTGGGGTCCTTCGGAGTTTGGTACTAATAAGTTAAAACAATTCCCTGTTTGGTCAGGACCGAATCCTGCGGGTGGTAGAGGTTCTAAGGGCTACTTTATTTATCCAACACTACGCAGAATTCAGCCTTACATTGTAGCTGAGTGGACTAAATCGTTTGATAAGATTTTGAAGGAGTGGACATAATGGCTAAAGATAGTAGAGCCTTAACGCTCAAACTCCTTGCGGATATCAATGACTTCACAAAGAATATTAACAAAGCCGATAATGATGTAACTGGCTTTGGTGACAAGGTTACTAAGTTTGGCAAAGTCGCAGGCGCAGCCTTTTTAGCGGCAGGCGTAGCAGCAGCGGCATACGCTGGAAAGTTAGCGATCGATGGAGTTAAAGCTGCTATTGAAGATGAAGCAGCCCAGGCTAAACTAGCAACTACATTAAAGAATGTGACTGGTGCTACAGATGACCAGATCAAGGCTACAGAAGATTACATTCTAAAACAGTCTTTGTTATTCGGTATTACAGATGATGAACTTCGTCCATCGCTAGATCGATTGACTCGAGCTACTGGCGATGTTACAAAGGCTCAGCAGTTACAGTCGATCGCAATAAATATTGCAGCGGGCACGGGTAAAAGTCTCCAGGCGGTGACAGAAAGCCTTTCCAAAGCCCAGGAAGGGAACCTAGCAGGCCTTTCACGGCTTGGCGTAGGTATTACTAAGGCTGAACTTGCCACACTTTCATTTGATGAAGTAACAGCCAAACTAGCTTCAACCTTTGAAGGCCAGGCAACAATTCAAGCAGATACTTTTCAGGGCAAGATGGCTCGCTTATCTGTTGCATTTAATGAAGCAAAGGAAACAGTCGGATCCTTTATCCTGGATGCTGTTACCCCGTTGGTTGAAAACATTGTTACTTATATCGTTCCAGCCGTTCAATCATTTATTGAGGGTTTTACAGGCGGCAGCGGATTAAAAAATGCCTTTCAACAAATCATCGATGTGGCTAAAGTTATCTTTATTCCTGTTCTTGAGGGCGTTCAATCTGTCTTTAATAAAGTTAAAAATGTCGTTAAAGATAATGAAAAAGAATTCAGGGCTTTATGGTCATTTACTAAGAATGTTTTAGCCCCGTTTCTTGGCGGTGCGTTCAAGGTTGCTTTTGAAGTAATTGGAACAGTAATTGCAAACACCGTTGAAGGTGTAGCTAAACTTATTAGTTTATTTGAGAAACTTTTTATAGCTGGTCAAAAGGTAGCAGGATATTTAGGTTTTGGCGGGGGATCTACTACACTTTCGGCAGCACCTGCACCAGCTCCTGCAAGTAAATTTGCCTTACCACCAATTATCCCAAACGCAAAAGGTTTAATGGCCGGTGGAACAAATGTCACTAATAACATTACAGTTAATGGCGCTATCGATTCAGAATCAGCAGCTCGTCAAATCGTCCAAGTGCTCAATCAATCCTTTTACCGTGGAACCCTTGGCCCAGGAGCGTTAGTCGCAGTATGACACTCTGGAATCCCGATTGGGCGGTGGAGGTAAATGGGCTAGGTGATGTTACAAACTTAGTTTTGTCAGATCTAACTATTACCTCTGGCCGTTCAGATATCTACAGCCAACCAGTTGCAGGTTATTGCCGTTTTACTCTAAAAAACCTAACCCAGTCAGCTATTGCTTTTGATGTTAATGATTCTATTGTGGTCAAGATTAAAGATTCCACAGGTACTTATATCCCTTTGTTTGGCGGAGATATTTCAGACATCGATATAGTCGTGGCAACAGGCGAGCCAGCCATTACTCAAAATGTCACAATTACAGCTCTAGGAGCACTATCTAAACTACCGAAGGCATTGACTGAGGGCGTACTTACTAAAGACTTTGATGGTGACCAGATCTATGAGATTTTATCTGAGGTCTTGTTTGACCAATGGAATGAAGTGCCAGCTGCTGAAACTTGGGCCGCTTACGACCCTACGGTAACTTGGGAAAACGCTGAGAACTCTGGCCTTGGTGAAATAGATCGTCCAGGAGATTACGAGCTCACAGCCAGATCGGCTTCTACTACAGATGTTTACTCATTAGTGGCTAGCCTTGCTACTTCTGGCCTTGGTTACATTTATGAGGATGCTTCTGGCCGTATCGGCTATGCAGACTCAACGCACAGATCTCAATACTTAGCGGCTAATGGCTACGCATATGTAGATGCTGGCTGGGCGTACGCAAGTGGTATAGCAACTTCTAAGCGCCTTGGCGATATCCGTAACAAAGTAACTATCACCTATAAGAATGGCCAGCAAGAGACGGCCGAAGATGGTGCATCGATTGCAGTTTACGGAACTCAAGCGCAAGATATACAGACAAGCATTGAAAACGGAGCAGATGCCCTAAGCCAGGCAGAGTTTTATTTAGACATCCGCGCTTTTCCACAGTACCAATTTAAGAGCATTACTTTCCCAATGACTAACCCTAATATCCCAGATGCTTCTAGAGATCAAGCTTTTAACATCTTTATGGGCTTGCCACTAGATATCGAAGATTTACCTCTTAATATCTCAGACGGCCGTTATCAAGGCTTTGTCGAAGGCTGGACTTGGACTACCAGGTTTAATGCCCTAGATCTAACTATTATCGTTTCACCCGTGGCCTTTAGCCTTCAGGCGTTTAGATGGAACTCAGTACCAATCACCGAATCATGGAACACGATAAGTCCTACTTTGGACTGGAATAACGCTACAATAGTAGCCTGATATAAGGAGAGTAAATGCCAACAACCACCAACTTTGGCTGGACAACCCCAGCCGACACCGATCTTGTTAAGGACGGTGCAGCTGCTATCCGCACCGCTTTAGGTGGCGTTGATACATCTTTCGTTGATCTTAAAGGGGGAACAACGGGTCAAGTATTGGCTAAGGCATCAGGTACTGATCTGGATTACACTTGGACAACGGTTGCATCTGGCGGTATGACATCAATCGCATCTGGTTCGCTTACTGGTGCGAGTGTCACTCTGTCCTCTATTTCAGGATCATATCGCGATTTAAGATTGATAATTACAAACTTTCGACCTTCGTCAGATTTGAAACTAATGATGAGATATAACGGTGCGACAACTGGTTACAAAGCAACGCCAGGCACTTATACGGCAAGCACAAACTTTGCAGACACCGAGTTATTTATTTCGACAACATCAGACAGCGGAAACACAAGCCAAGCTTTAATTGTGGTTGATATTCCAGAATACGCAAACACCGTTGCTTTCAAAACAATGACATACACTTCATTAGTCAATAACGAAACAACAAACGCAAATGGCGCATGGGAACAAAACGCAGGTTTATTTATTTCGACCAGCGCCATAACTTCAATTACTTTATTACCACAAGCAGGTGGCACATTTACGACTGGTAACTATGTACTTTACGGGGTGAAATAATGACAATTTCAACAGTTAAAATTCACGATGTTGAAACAGGCGAAGTGATCGAACGCGAGATGAACGAAGAAGAATTGGCGCAGCAAGAAACAGATCGATTAGCTGCACAGGCAAAAGCCGAAGCGGAAGCCGAAGCCATTGCACAGGCAAAAGCCGAAGCGGAAGCAAAAGAATCTGCTCGCGCAGCTATTCTTGAGCGTTTAGGTCTAACAGCAGAAGAAGCAGCTTTGTTACTTGGATGAAAGTAAAACTAAGTAAAGCGCTAATTCAGTTAAGAGAACAGGCAGACGATGCTTATCCTGACAGAGACCGTAAAAGTGACGGCACGATCGGAGATGCAAAGCACTCAACCCGAAAGAGCGATCATAACCCTGACCCTGATACAGGGATTGTCCGCGCTATCGATCTCGATGCTGATTTCAATGGACAAGCCTCTACGGCTGCTTACATTGCCGATCAGATACGAATTGCAGCCAAGTCAGATAAACGCATTAGTTATGTCATCTTTAATAACAAGATTGCAAGCGCTAGAAGCTTCTGGAAATGGCGCAAGTACACGGGAGTTAATCCACACACCAAGCACATCCATATCAGTTTTACAAAGGCTGGCGATACGGATTCGAAGTTTTTTAACATCCCGTTACTAGGAGGAACAAATGACACAAGACCTGAAGAAGATGCTAGCAAGCTGGGGCAGAGCGTTTCTAACAGCTGCACTTGCACTTGTCGCTGCGGGCGAAACAAACCCTAAGCACATCGCTTACGCTGGTGCTCTAGCAACAATTCCACCGATTATGCGCTGGCTAAATCCTAAAGATGAAGGCTATGGTCTACGGTGACTCCAAGTGATTGGGCGGGATTCGCTCTCGCCATTGCATCAACGCTTGCTATTTTTATTGGTGGTTTGCGTTACCTGGTTCGCGGTTGGCTATGGACTCTTACGCCTAATGGTGGATCATCTCTCGCAGACCGATTGGCAAGAATAGAGACACGCCAGGAGCAGATGATGGAACTTCTCAAGAAGTAAGGAACACTTATCCACATGGCAAGAAAAGCAACTAAGGCATTAGAGGAACAAGGTTACTCAAAGCTTGATGCTTACTGCATTGGGCTTTATGAGTATTTCTGTTCATTAAAGCGAGCAGGTTTCGCAGAGGACATTGCCATGTTCATGATCACAGAGCCACAAGCCTATCCTCATTGGATTCTGCCTGATCCCATTGACCCTGAGAAGTTTGGGGATTACGAAGATGAGGACGATGACTAAAAAACGCTATCTGGTCATATCGGATTTACAGATTCCATATCATCACGAGCAAGCAGTCAAGAATTTAATCAAGTTAGTAAAGCGCGAAAAGTTTGACCTAGTCCTTAACACAGGTGATGAGCTTGATATGCAGTCTCAGTCTAAATGGGCTAAAGGCACTCACCTGGAATATGAAGGGCAGCTAGATGCCGATAGAACTTTGGCTCAAAACATCCTCTGGGATCTTGGCACGACCGATATCACTCGATCCAACCATACCGATCGTCTATACCACACTCTCGTTAGAGGAGCTCCTAGCCTCATCGGACTTCCAGAACTCGAGTACGCCCGTTTTATGGGCTTCTCAGACATGGGGATACGCTTTCATAAGAAGCCATTTGAATTCCATAGAGGATGGGTCTTAGTCCACGGAGACGAAGGCTCGATGAACTCTAACGCTGGACTTACGGCTCTTGGCTTGGCTAAGAAGTTTGGTAAATCTGTAGTTTGCGGACACACCCACAGAGCAGGTATTAGTGCCTTCACAGAGGGCATAGGAGGCTCATACAGGACTTTGTGGGGTGTTGAGGCAGGTAATGTTATGGACAAGAAAAAAGCTTCTTATTTGAAGGCTGGAAGCGCTAATTGGCAGATGAGCGTGGCAGTCATTGAAACACACGGAAACCATGTAAGCCCTATGTTGGTTCCTATCAACAAGGATGGATCCTTCACGCTTTACGGAAAGTTATACGCCTAAAAATCGTTACCATTTCGTTATCAAAATATGCTTTATTCGTCTGACAGTTATGCCACACTAAGTCTGTAGCCAATCGGGGGCATTGGCACAGGAGGTACAAAATGTCAGTTAAGTATGAGCAAGTAATTCCAGGAATGGTTGTATGCCGAGAGTTGGAAGTAACCATTATCAAGCTACACGGATCCTGGAATCTGCAAGAATCTGGAAAGTATGTAAAAGGGTTTGACACCTTAAAACAAGCTAAGGCGTTTGTCGCTGAAAAGGCGGTGGCATAATGTCATTTGAAATGCCAATTATTATCTTATTGATTGCAGCTAACATTCTATGGTTCATTGTGGGCTGGGGCAAAGGCTTTGCAGAAGGCAAGCGCGAGGGTCTAATCATGGCTAAGTCATATCAGCGAGTGACAACAGATGCTCGCTAATGAAATCCTCCTCACAGCTACAGACACGATCCGTGACCGAGGGCTATCGTACGGTCATCCTGCGGATAACCTGCAACATACCGCAATGCTCATCTCAGCATACTTACAGACACCAATCCACGATTATCAAGTCGCAGGGATTATGGTGCTCGTTAAACTTTCCAGGACTAATCAGTCAGCGCAGCACATCGACAACTGGGTTGATCTATGCAGCTATGGCGCACTCGCAGGACAACTAGCAACGGAGGAAAACGAGCTTTATGTTTAATTTAGCCGATTACGAACCAGTCGAGGTGAGACTTGAAAAATTTATTAAGGACTATCCAACATTCCGCATTGCAACAGAGCTTGAAGTGGTCGAGGCAACTCGATACATTGTTAAGGCATATTTATTTAAGGATGTTAGCGATGGCGTTGCGTGGGCAACGGGATACGCTGAGGAGACAGTTTCTAGTCGCGGTGTTAATCAGACTTCAGCATTGGAGAATTGCGAGACTTCAGCGATCGGCAGAGCACTTGCAAATGCAGGTTATGCGCCTAAAGGAAAAAGACCAAGCCGAGAGGAAATGACTAAGGTCGTAGCTGCAAAGCCAGTTAAGCCAGCAGTGGCAGATGTTAAACCAGATGACCAGGATTACTGGACTACCCCTGTTGGAGAATATAAAAGCGTAGTGGATGCACCTGTAACACTTGAGAAGGCTATGGAAAATGTAGCTGCGATCATGGGTACAGGTGAAGCAGTAGAAGCTCCATCATGCGAGCATGGTCATATGCAATGGCGCGAAGGTGAAAAGAATGGCAAGGCATGGGGTGGCTACTTTTGTAATACGGCAATCTCATCAGCTCATCGATGCCCTACCAAATGGTACAACCTGGGTAGTGATGGAAAGTTCCAACCACAGAAGGCGAGAGTTTAATGGGTAACATCGGAATCAAAATAAATGGTGAATGGGTCGATTTAATGTCAGCCTTTGTGCCATGTCAGTTATGTAATGAGCCAGTACAAATCAGGAATCTGGTGGATTTATCTCAGGATGCAGTTAATGGCACAGTTTCGTGGCAATGTTTGAAATGCAGTACAGTCAATGGCTGAGTTTCCAGAGATTTATCGATCTCCAATAGATCGCCATGTCTACAGCTTTAGCGGTTATGCTGGAGTTGAAAACTGCTCAGACTGTGATGCTTTTACACAGGTTAATGAATATGATCGACTGCATGATGGCGCTGTTTTATTCTTTTGCAACAGATGCGAGAATAAACACCATCTATGACCCAGCATAGGAAACACAGAGGTTTCCGCACAGAGCGTGTTGTAGCACAGTACCTATCGACTGTGTGGCAGGGCGCATGTGTGGGAAGAGGTAGCGGTAAGGACATCGTCAATGTACCGTTTGATGCAGAGGTAAAAAGTCGTAGTGGGTTTCAGCCTCTTGCTTACATCAAGCAGTACAAAGCTCGCACAGCCATTTCGGGGGAATTAGGCTTTGCGGTCTTAAGACTTAACGGACAAGGTGAGAACGCAGAGGATTATGCCTGTGTTATCCGTCTTGGCGATCTCTTACCGCTACTTCAACTTAAATACGGTCATCTTATTAGCGAACCCACAGAGGCAGACATTGACCGCTGTTCAGGCTGTGGGTCTTACATGATACAGAGGTGTTTAACATGCCAGCCTATGACTACAAATGCTCACGATGCAATCTTAGTCAAGAGATTTATCACGGATGGCACGATCGACCAGTAATACCTTGCACTTATTGTAATGAGCCTATGTCTAAAGTTATAGCTGCAAATCCAATTCACTTTAAGGGAAAGGGATGGGGCAAAGATTGACACTTAATGGAATTACTAAGAATGTCTACTCAGACGAATGGTACACAAGCCAAGAGACAGTTAATTTAGCTATAGGACTACTTGACCCTAAACCGCAGTCTGTAATTCTGTGTCCATTTGACTCAGATCAAAGCTTGTTTGTACAGACTCTTAAGGAGCATGGTCATACTGTGTTAAATGGCATGAGTAACTTCTTAGAAGCTGATTACCATTGCGATTACATAATTACCAACCCACCTTTTAGCATGAAAGACAAGGTAATAGAGCGCGTGTATGCCTATGGTGTTAAGACTGTTTTAATCTTGCCCATTGATGCAATGGGTGGAGTTAAGCGACACTTTATGTATGCAGCTAATGAGTACCCAAAGATTTACATGCCAAGTCGCAGAATTTCATACTTTGACGAATCAGGCGCAGTAAAAAAAGGATCTAGCTTCCATTCAATCATTATGACTTTTAATCATGGTGAGCAATCTTCCATTCAATGGGGTAAATAGTTATTCACAGAAGTTATCCACAGGGGGTACAAAACTAATGACACGCCCAAGATTAAACGGAGTGCTTGACAGTATCGGTACGCTATCGGAGCAGAGCCTCTCAAAGGCTCACCGCGAGCGCCTTAGGCGCTTAGCTCGCGGGGTGCTGGTAGCTATTGGGATAGCTCTATGCTTTCCTACAGAAGCAGGCTCGACAAAGCCAAAACAATATGTAACTTATAAAGAGTTTGCATTACATCAATTAGGTTATAACTATAAAGAGTTTAAGTGTTTAGAGAAGCTCTATACAAAGGAAAGTAACTGGAGACCAGAAGCAAAGAATGGTTCTCATCATGGTATACCTCAAGGCAGATCTAAGTACCTTGCTACAGTAGATGGTTATAAGCAAGTACAATGGGGATTAGATTACATAGGTCATAGATACGGTGAACCATGTATAGCATTAAAGCATTGGAAGGATAAAGGATGGCACTAGATTTAGAAGCTACTGTTCAATGCAGTCGATGTGCAGCTGAGACACCAGAGTCAGAGTTAATAGAAGTTCATGCGTGGTGGGTATGTGGTAACTGTTATGACGAATTGTAATGGCTAAGCAATCAGCCTTAAGGTCTACTGGGTCTACTACTCAATGGCGAAAGATAAGACAGTTAGTAATCAATAGAGATGGTTGCTGCCAACGGTGTGGAACAGAGGACAACCTTTCAGTAGATCATATCGTCCCAAGAAAACTTGGAGGCGATGATAGTCTGTCTAACCTAGAAGTACTGTGTGCATCATGCAATTCAAGCAAGGGGGGTAGGTTTTTTGATAGCCATAAGACAC